CCCAAATTTGGCTACCAGTACTTCATTGGTGAAGCAGGATATTGAAAGTTTTGGAAGTCAAGATAAAATTCTCAATAATCTTGTATTCCACGTTGTACAGAAAATACAAAGAGGAGGTTCTAGAGAAATTTTCTGCATGGATTTCAATACTAAAGTCCAACAAAATCCTCTTGAGAAATTTTTTAAATTTTTGTGTAAAGCCATGCCTAATGAGTTTATTTCAGTACCAAGTAATAAAAGAGCAGGAATGATTCATACTGATTTTTTTGAAAAAGGTCCCGGAAGTTGGGTTAAAAGCATTATAAGATGGGTTCTTGATTGTAGAAGGTGGGCCCCTCATAGTGTATTCCAAAAGTATGTACATTTCATTTATGGAATGTCACCGATATTGCCCATTGATTTTCTGAATAAATTCTATGACTTTTCTGAGAAAATGTTTAATAAAAAATTTTATACAAGAGAACATGTCCTTTCTAAAATGAGGAACAATGAAAGATTTCGCCCTTATGAAAATTTGATAAAGAAAGATGAAAAATATTCTACTGACGGATATTATTTCCATGTGAAATTTAGTTTTGTTATGGGTATCTTTAATTACTTAAGCAGTTTAATGCATGCAGGAAATCAATTCCTTGCAAGTGAGTTAATCAGAGATTACTGCTTGAAAAATAATTTAGGTTTGGTACACATGGAAACCAAGTGCCATTCTGATGATAGTGTTGTGACTTCGCATCATGAAAAAGAAGAGAGTATAACTCCGTCTGTTTATCTGTATGATTGGTGGCTAAAAAGTGCTAATCATATGTTATCAGTAAAGAAAAGTCAAGTTAATGACAATGTATATTTGGAATTTTTGTCAACTTTGTATCTTTTTGACAGACTGTTGCCTGTATTGCCCAAATTTTCTTCATCACTTCCTTTCCAACCAAGTGATTCTGGATATAGTTCTGATATAACATTTGCAGTTACTCAATCAATTGAAATGATATCACAAGGAGGTTCTTTTGAAGAGGGTTTTTTGATGTTAAAATTAACCGAAAAGTTTATACAGGGGCTGTACAATTTGAATCCAAACTATGACCTGCCTTTCCATTTTTTAGGAGGTATCGACAGCCATCCCATAGAATTGCTGTTGTCAGGATCTGATTGTGAAATTTTCAAACATTTGAAATACAATAGGGACAATTTAATGAGGGTTCTGAAGCTACTTTCCAATGCCCATATAGTCGACATGAAAGATATTGGAAGTTTTTCTCTGAAATGGGACATGGGATCCAGACTAAACCCATCACTGTTGAAGAAATTCAATAAATATAAAGGGTTATCAGAAGAAATTTCAAATATAGGGCCTTGGACATTCGAGAATTCAAAGATGGGCAATCAATATTTAAACATCCTATGGTTCATCAACAAACTTTCTGATCCTAAATATTATTCATCTATTACTAATGAACCATCTGCTAGACGTTATGCAAGAATTTTCGGAGCATTCAGCCATAGAAATATAAAAACAACAGAAGGATCTTTGGTTAGTGTTACAGATATTTCTGATAGAATAACTTCAATAAAACAGTATGTTGCAGATGTTGTTCCACTTGGAACTTTACCATTTGAGAAAGTAATACATATTTTGAATGAAGAATTGAATGATTTTTACAAATGTTTAGATGACATTGAACTTGTCAGTGAATTACCCAACAATTTAAAAGATAAACCCATCACCTTTGTATCAAAAGATCCATTTATAGGCCAGAGTGAATTAAGCCCCTCAGATTATGTGATAATGAAAAAGGAGCCACACATGTTTAAACTTTTAGGCAAAATAAAGGATTTCTCAAGGAG